GTCCTGCCGTATGTGCAACCATTACAAACGCGCCCACGACCTTGAAACATTCAGACGATACATTGCGGAGATTCCGCGAAAACTGCAAGAGAACTACATTTACAAGGTCGGCATCGCTTACGGCAATGTGCTGGAAAATCCGAAAGCGATCAAATTCTATTTTGAGAAGGTGAGGGATAACCATGCGGCTGATTTCCCCACCATTGCCCCAGAGAACCTACTGCATACGGCGCATTGGATTAAATGAGATTTGATTAAAGTTGAACACGGAGAATGTACCAGATATAGAAATGCAGGAATTGAATGCTCAAAATGCAATCACGTCTATGATAAATTTGCTCTGTGGGATGGAACATTTTGCCCCGGTTGTGGTTCAAGAATGATTGACTGCGAGGATGGTGAGCGCAGATGAGTGACTGGATAAGCGTTAAAGACAGACTGCCGGAAGTAAAAGAAGATGTGCTTATTTATGATTCTCAGCATCGCAATATTTATAATGCGTGGTATATCGGTGATATTGATGTATGGTTTAGCAATGAATATTTACCACAATTTATGAACATCACCCACTGGATGCCACTCCCTGAACCCCCGGAGGTGACCCAATGACCATTATCCTTGCTATCGCCGCCGTCTGCGTTTACGACCTGTGCGGCCTGCTCGCCGTCCTTTACATCAACCGCACAGACCGAATGGACACCGTAGACGGCGCAGACAACGTTATTGTCCTTATTTTCTGGCCGCTGCTGGTCGTAACCCGCATCGGCATTGCATGTTATAGAATCATAAGGAGGCTTCTAAAATGAATTCTACCCCAGGAGGTGACCCCATGACAAAACAGCAACTAGTTGATGAATACGCCCGCGAACATCTTTGCGCGACGTGCGAGTGGAAGAATGGCGATATTTGCACGCTGCCGCGCTGCATGAAAATGGAAGAAAGGAGCAAAAATGAGAGAAAGACCGCTCAACCTAGATGAATATGGAATTTCAAAAGAAAGATACCTTGAATTAAAGCACTTTTGCAAAAGATACGCTGAAATGCGGTTGGAAATTGCTAGCGCAAGAGGGCTTGATTCGGTTTCAAATGACGGTTTGCCGCACGGAAACGGAAAGTCAGACCCAACAGCTAGAAAGGCGGACAGAGCGCTAAAGTTAAGCACAGATGTCCGAATCATTGAGGACGCGGCAAGAGAAGCAGACCCTTTAAACTGGTGTGCTCTGTTGAAAAATGTAACAGAGGGGACGGCTTACGAATACCAGCCTGTGTATTGCGGCAGGCGGCAGTTTTACGAAAGCAGAAGAAAATTTTTCTGGCTTTTGGACAAGAAAAAAGGGTAACTGTGGGGACGTTGTCAAGTGGTATTATGAATATGCTGGGAACTGTAAAGAGGGTACATTACAGTTCATAGCAAAACCTCCTATTCTCGATACTGACAGCCGGGAAAGACCGGCATTTTATTTGCTGCATAGCCAGCCGCAAACTTGGCCTGACAAGTCAATACGGCAAGGGCGCTGCGCTCCGCAAGCTACGGCGTGGCAAAGGTGCAAGACCTATGTGCAGTACCAGAGGGCAGGGTCGCAACCTGTCTGTGTGAGCGGGCGCGGTATCCCTCACAAATGATGACAATGGTCGTGCAAACGGCAAGCCGCACATGCCCTTGTAGCTAAATGGCAATAGCCTTGGTGTGCCGGTTCAAGTCCGGCTGAGGGCACATGCTGGGTCGCTCCCACCGGTGAAAGCCCGGCGCAGGCAAAACGCGATAGATAACCTGAACGCTGTAAGCAAAGCGGCAAGCCGATCAGGAGCGCGGCGCGATGGCAGGTCGCAACGGGACTTCGAGAGCCTGAAAAAATCTGCCCGGCATCTGCTTGTGCGGACTCCGTTACTGACGCAGTTACGCATCGCCGAAACCCATAACATCAAAGCAGAGACTGCGAATCCGCACGCGGGGATAAATGCAGCGGATGAAAAAAGCAGGCGTACCATCACGTGCGATGCACGGGATGCCGCCTGTAGCGTTGCGGACTTGCTCCCCGCAACGGGCGAGGTCGGCACAGCAGAAACCGGTAGGGCGGGAACGCGCTTTCCTCCGGCGCAAAGGGGTTTAGGGGGAATCAAGCTCATGCAAACGCATGGGCTTTTTGCTTTGCATAAAGGAGGATATTATGCAAGTTGTGATGAAATCGCTGGAAGAAATCCACCCATACGAAAATAACCCAAGAATCAATGACAAGGCAGCAGCGGCAGTCGCAAAAAGCATTGAAGCGTATGGTTTCAAAGTTCCGATTGTGATTGCAGCGGACGGAGAAATTGTATGCGGGCATACGCGATATAAGGCAGCGCAGGAATTGAAACTGAAAGAAGTTCCGTGCGTGATTGCGGACGACCTTACGCCGGAGCAAATCAAGGCGTTTCGGCTTGCTGACTATAAGGTTTCAGATATCGCAATCTGGGATAACAAGAAGCTGCTGCAAGAGCTTGATGAACTTGATGCTTTTGACGATGATGCTCTGTTTACTGGCTTTGAATTGGGGGGAATGTTTGACAATACCCTTGATGAAAGCGACAAGGCAGCAGTGGAAAACAACGAGTTTGGCGTAATGTACGAGGCTGTTTTCAAAAGTGACAGCAAAGAAAAGCTGGAACGCCTGCAAAAATATTGGGAGGATATGCAGGATGAAAGAGAAAACGCTGATAGTGGAGATATCGGGGAAGCGTCCTGGAACGAAACGGCAGCGCCCGACGGAGAAAAACAAAACTGAATACCCGCATATCATCATTTCTAACAATTCGGAAGGTTACGACACAGACTGGGATATAGTAAACGTTCCTAAAGAATATGAGGAATGGTATAAGTCCGTTGCAAAGACAAGCGACAATGCGTGGTATGCCCCGATGAACCGCAGTTATGCAATCAAGTACGCCAAAGAACACGGGTACAGATATCTTGTTCAGCTTGACGATAATATCACATTCTTGGAGATTGGGTACACGCGGAAAATCGACGACAAAACAATCAAGCGATACCGCGTACAAAGCAAAGATGAAATGCTTGATGATTTTGTGGATACGCTTGTTACTGTTTTGGAATGTACAAATGCTGCAATGTCAGGTTGTACCCTATGTGGTGTTGCTGCTCCATCAGATGATTATTTGTCTGAACGGTTTGTATATAGTTGCTTTGCATTGGATGTAGACAGATGTCCGGATCTCTTTCAAGGAGATTTTGAGGATGATGTCGAGTTTCGATTAAAGCTAAAGCAAATGGGCGTCCCATCTGTTCAGGTTGCGCCTTTGCGGTACAGCAAAACGGGACAAGCAAAAAACAAAGACCTTACAGGGTGCCGAAAAGCATATGCCGAAGCTGGCGTAAAACGAGGCGAGCATATGCGCAAACTGTACGGAAATATTTACAGCTGCGGAATGAGAAGCAAAAGCAACTGCATCACATCGCAAGCGGAAGCAGGAGCAGCTTATTTCAAGCACATTCTGAAACCGTTCAAGGTTGGCGTGCTTGTGAAAGACAAAGAAAAGATTGATGCTCAAATGCAATTCATCTTCAGAAAATGGGCGAAAGAGCCTAAATGCTCTTGCAGAATCAAAGAAAAGCGGGTGAAAGGGTGAGAAAATGGCTCGCACAGGTAGACCCAAAAAAAATATAGACCAAAAACAGTTTGAAAGCCTATGCGGATTGCAATGCACCCTTGAAGAAATCTGTGGCTGGTTCGGCATAACGGATAAAACGCTCAATTCATGGTGCAAAAAGACATATAACAAAACTTTTTCCGAGGTATTCAAGGAAAAGCGCAGTACGGGAAAAATATCGCTGCGCAGGCACCAGTGGAGACTTGCTGAGAAGAACGCTAATATGGCGATTTGGCTCGGCAAGCAGTATCTAGGCCAGAAAGATCAAGTGGAAAATACAATCGCAGAAGGTACGGTGCAAGATGATGGGCTTAGCGCCAGCCTAAGAGAGTTTGCGAGGTCGTTAAAGAGCGATGGAGATCAGTGATAAGCAAAAAAAGATACTTGCGTTTCCATATAGCAATTATGACGCAATAATTTGTGATGGGGCTGTTCGCTCTGGCAAAACGTCAATCGAAACGTGGGCGTTTGTAAAATGGGCAATGGAGTGTTTTGACAATCAACGGTTTGGAATTTGTGGTAAAACCGTTGACAGCGCACAAAAAAATATCATTGTGCCGTTTATCTCCATGACGCTTGCAAAAGAACTGTATACGCTCAAATGGAGACGTGCCGACAAAGTACTTGAAGCTGTCAGCAGGAACGGGAAACGCAACTATTTTGAGGTTTTTGGCGGCAAAGATGAATCCTCTTTTATGCTGATTCAGGGCCGCACATTGGCTGGCGTGCTGCTAGACGAAGTGGCTTTGATGCCGGAATCTTTTGTAAACCAAGCACTTGCAAGATGCAGCGTTGACGGGGCTAAAATATGGTTTAGTTGTAACCCAGGCAGCCCGCAACATTGGTTTTATAAAAATTGGATTATGCGCCGGGCAGAGAGAAATGCGTTATATTTGCAGTTTGCAATGACGGACAATCCAAGCCTGAGCCAAAAGACGCTTGAACGGTACAGAAATATGTATAGCGGTGTGTTTTACGACCGCTATATTCGCGGCTTGTGGGTCGTTGCAGAGGGTCTTGTGTACCCTATGTTTAATAACGTTGTACCAACAGTGCCGAGAAAATATGACACTTACTATATCGGCATGGATTACGGCATTTTGAACCCTACTGCAATGTTGTTAGTTGGGCATTGTGACGGCGTTTGGTACGTTGTAAAAGAGTTCTACCACAGCGGAAGAGAAACGAATCAGCAAAAAACTGACGCTGAATATTACGTGGATTTAAAGCAACTGGCGGGAGATTTGACGATTAAACGATTAATCGTTGACCCGTCTGCTGCTTCTTTTATTGCTCTGGTGGAAAAAGAACATAAATTCAAAATTTGGGATGCTGACAATACCGTTATTGAGGGAATCCAGCATGTGGCGCAGTGTATTGCGGATAAAAAGTTACTGGTAAACGACTGTTGCAAGCGCACGATACAGGAATTTGGGCTTTACCGCTGGGATGAAACCGCCCCGGAAGATAAAGTTATCAAAGAGAATGATCATGCTATGGATGCTTTGCGGTACGTTATTCAGACGGCAGGAATTTGGAGAAAACCTGCAACACAAACAGTAAATTGGCTGATTTAAAGGGGCGAGTATGAAGGTATACCAAAATTTAGAAAAACTTCAAAACGATGAAAGTGCCCGCCAGGAATTTGTGAAAGAGCTTGTACAAGAGCACAAGGGCTGCGAAAGATACAGAGTAGCACGGGATGCAGAAGCATATTACGCAAAACGCAACATCACGATTCTGAACTATCAAAAAATACTGCGCACGGCAACTGGCGAAGCTGTAAAAGATGTGTGGTCGAGTAATTACAAGCTGACACACGGATTTTTTCGGCAGTTTGTGTTGCAGCAGGTGCAATATGTGCTTTCCAATGGCGTGACGTTTGGGAAAAGCGATACAAAGGATAAGTTGGGGACGCAGTTTGACAACCGATTGCAAGATTTAGCAAAAAAGGCTTGTGTTGACGGCGTTGCTTTTGGCTTCTGGAATTATGACCATCTGGAAGTATTTAGCTTTGCAGACACGCCAAACAGCCCAGGATTTGCCCCGCTGTATGACCAGGATACACGAGCGCTGCGGGCAGGTGTGCGGTATTGGAGTTTTGAGGATGGCACAAAGCGCTGGACTCTGTACGAGCCAGACGGTTTGACAGAGTACATCCAGCGCGATAAAGAGAAAATGATGGTTTTGCAGGAAAAGCAGCCATACAAGCGACAAATCAAGCGAACAGAAGCAGACGGCATTGTTGATGTTATAGGTGAGAATTATCCTGGTTTTCCGATTATCCCCATGTATGCCAACGATTTGCAGGAATCGGAGCTAATTGGTATCCGCCCAAGCATTGATTGCTATGACTTTATCATGTCGGGTATGGCAAATAACATTGACGAAACCAGCGCTTTTTACTGGGTGCTGAAAGGCACCGGCGGCATGGAAGATGCTGATTTGGTGAATTTTGTCAATCGAATGAAGCAGTTGCACGCTGTTGTTCTTGATCGCGGGGTAGATGCGCAGGCGAACACGCTTGCTGTGCCCGTTGATGCCAACAAAATGCTGCTTGACTACTTGAAAGATGATATGTACGAGAACTCAATGCTCATGAATCCTGCAAAGGCACTATCTGGCAACATGACAGCCACAGCAATTCGACTGTCGTACCAGCAGCAGGACGATAAATGCGGCGATTTTGAGTATTGCATCCGCGGCTTCATTGCAAACCTGCTAAAAATCGTTGGCGTAGAAGATGAACCGTCTTTCAAGTGGAACCGCATTGCAAACCAGACTGAAGAGACGCAGATGGTTATGACGGCGGCAGAGTATCTTGACGATGAGGCCGTGCTTAACCACCTGCCATGGCTGACGCCTGAAGAAGTAACAGAGCTTTTGAAGCGAAAGGCTGCCGAGGAGCTAGACCGTACAATTACCAACCCGCCACCTAACGAGCCGCAGAACCAGCCGGGAGAGGGAATGAACGGCAATGGTGAGATCTGATTATGCCCACAAACTGACGGACGAACAGCTCGCCGAGCTGGAACAGCGCATCGCAAAGCTGTACAAAGAAGCTGCTGACGAACTGACCGACACGGTGAAAACCTATTTTGAGCAGTTCGAGAAGCGTGATGCAGCCATGAAAGAAAAGCTCGATGCAGGCGAAATCACCGAACAGCAGTACAAGCAATGGCGGCTTGCGCAGATTGGGCGCGGCAAGCGTTTTGAAGCCCTGCGCGATAAAGTGGCAGAAAGATACACCGATGCCAATGCAACGGCTGTGGCATACGTAAATGACGCCACGCCTGGCATCTACACGCTGAACCGAAATTATGCAGCTTACAAAATCGAGCAGGTAAGCGACAGCGCAGACTTTGCGCTATGGGACGAACAGACGGTCAGACGTCTGATTGTGGAACAGCCTGACTTGATGCCGTACTACCCGCCAAAGCGGGCATTGCAGCGCGGCATCGATTTGAAGTACGGCAAGCAACAGATTACAGCCAGCGTCACAAGCTCCATCCTGCAAGGCAAGGGAATTGGCAAGATTGCGGATGACCTGCAAAGCCGTATGCAGGACATGAACCGCACGAGCGCCATCAGAACGGCACGAACAGCAGTCACAGGAGCGCAAAACGCGGGGCGGCTAGATACTTACCGTGCAGCGCTGGACATGGGCATCAAGCTCAAAAAACGCTGGCTGGCAACGCTGGACAACCGCACACGCCACGCGCATGCAATGCTTGATGGCCAGACAGTAGACGTTGACAAGCCGTTTAAGGTTGACGGGTACGAGCTTATGTATCCGGGAGACAGTTCTGCACCGGGTTATCTTGTGTATAACTGCCGCTGCACCCAGATTGCAGATGTTGACGGCGAGGACACAAGCAGCGGCGGCAGACGTGCCATTGACCCGGAAACAGGGGAATCTGTGCTTGTGGAAGATATGACATATGCAGAGTGGGCGGGGTGGAAACGCAATGCAGATACGACTTGAAGACCACAGCGATGAAGTGTTGGAAGCGCTAAACGCTGCTTGCCTAAAGGCACTGGAAGAATGCGGACTTGTGGCAGAGGGGTACGCTAAAAAACTATGCAATAGCCCCGGTAAATTCGGCACTGGCGCACTACGAAACAGCATTACACATATGGTAAACGACGGCGAAAAAGCCGCATATGTCGGCACAAATAGCGAATACGGCGTATACGTTGAGTGCGGAACCGGCATATATTACCCCGGCGGCAGACAAACGCCGTGGGTATACCAAGACGAAAAAGGAGATTGGCATTTGACGCACGGCCAACGGGCAAAGCCTTTTATCAAGCCTGCCGTTGCCGAGCACGGCGAACAGTACAAAAGAATCATCGAAGCAGAGCTGAAAGGCAAATAAGCCTCTCGGCTCTTTTTAGTGGTTGTTTCCATTTTGGAAACGGCCACTTTTTTATACAAAAAAACATTTCCTTTCAAATTATCTGAAAGGAAATGTTTTTACAAACCTTTTGCAAAAACAGCGAAGTACTGCTGTTTTGAATAAAACGCGAATGTCGAAGAACTGACACCGAAGAAAAGGAGCGAAAACATTGGCTATTACTCGTAAGCTGCTGAAAGGTATGGGGCTGACCGAAGAACAGCAGGACACCATTATTGAAGCCCACACTGACACCGTAAACGGTTTGAAAGCGGACGTTGACCGCTATAAAGCCGATGCGGAAAAACTTCCCGGCGTTCAAAAGGAACTGGACGACCTGAAAGGAAAGGGCGATGACGGTTACAAGGACAAGTATGAATCCGAACACAAGGCTTTTGAGGAGTACAAAAAGACCGTTGATGCCGAAAAGACGAGCGCTGCTAAAGAAAAGGCAGTGGAAGCTGTGCTGAAGAAAATCGGCGTATCCGAAAAGCGCTTGCAGAGCGTGGCGAAGCTGGCAAAGGCTGATGGCCTGCTTGATGCGCTGGAGCTGGACGATGACGGAGCTGTGAAAGAGGCTGACAAGCTGGAAAAGAGCTTGAAAGACAGTTACAGCGACTACATCGTTACTACCAGCACGCAGGGCGCAAACACGGCGAACCCGCCTGCCAACAGCGGCGGCGCAAAGCTCACAATGGCCGACATCTATAAAAAAGATGAAAAGGGGCGCTATGTCATGGATTATGAAGCACGCCTGAAGGCCATCGAAGAGAACCTGAACAACCAGAACACATGAAAGGAGCCTTAAAATGGCAGCAACTAAAGTTGAAACCCTGACCACCCCCCGCGACAGTCTGCCCAATGTCTACACAAGCGTGACTGCTCGCGAGCTGGATTTTGTGACCCGCTTTGCCGACAACTGGGAGGCACTGCGGGAAATCTACGGCATCATGCGGCCCATCCGCAAGCAGGCGGGCACCTCGCTGGTGTCTTATATCGCTAGCGTTGCGCTGGAGAGCGGCACTGTGCCCGCCGGTGCTGTAATCCCCTATAGCAAGACCACTATCACCCAGGCCACAAAGGAAGACATCACACTGCAAAAGTACGCAAAAGCCGTGCCCATCGAAGATGTGGACAAGTACGGCGCGACAATCGCCGTACAGAAGTCCGATGATGCTTTCCTCACCAAGCTGCAAAACGAGGTGATGAGCAAATTTTACACCTTCCTGAACACCGGCAGCCTGACCGGAGATGCTGCCTCCTGGCAGGCCGCTCTGGCTAAAGCTCAGGGCGAGGTGCTGAACAAGTTTGCCACCATTCAGAAGGAAGTGACTGAAGTTATCGGTTTCGCGAATATTCTGGATGCTTACGATTATCTGGGCAGTGCGCAGGTGACCGTGCAGAACGCTTTCGGCCTGACCTACATCAAGAACTTTATGGGTTACAGCACCCTGTTCTTGCTGCCTGCAACTCAGATTGCCCGCAACAAGATCATTGCAACCCCCGTGGAAAACATTGACCTGTACTATGTTGACCCCTCTAGCGAGTTCTCTAGCCTGGGCCTGACTTACACCGTGAGCGGGGAAACTCCCCTGATCGGCTTCCATGCTCAGGGCAACTATGGCACTGCTGTGGGTGAGAGCTTTGCGGTTATGGGCATGGCGCTGTGGGCTGAGTATCTGGACGGCATTGCGGTTATCACTGTCAATCCTGCTGCAACTAAGGCCGCCGTGAACACCAAGAGCTGATAAAAGGAGGGCAGCGTAATGCTTGAAGAATTGATGAGGGAGTGCCGGAACTGGTTTGTAGTCCCGAACGGCGTACACCTGGGCACGTTTACCATCAAAGACGGCAGCATTACGCTGCCTTTTTTAGTTGATGGGCAATATTTCCGCATTATCGGGAGCGTGTTCAACGATGGCGTGTATCAGTACGGTACTGGCGGCTTGACCGATGAAACGTTTGACGGTGCTGTGTGGGCGCTTGCTGTGCCCGCTGCCTTTATTTCTCTGGTTGAGGATGTGGAAGCATGGCGCGACAAGTATGAGAGCCCCGTAAACAGCCCGTTTCAAAGCGAGAGCTTTGCAGGGTATAGTTACACTAAATCGAGCGCAAACAGCAATTCCGGCGGCTCTGTGACGGGCTGGCAGGGTGTGTTTGCGTCCCGTCTGAACAAATGGAGAAAACTGTAATGAAAACAGATATACACGGCGTTGAGGTTAAGTTAAATCTTAGCATGAACATCGACAAATGTACAGCTGAATGCTGCTTGAAAATCGTTGAAATGTACGTAAACGCAAACAATGCCCGCGTTATTGCCGATAGAGAGCCAAACGGTGAAGTGAGGTATCATTATGAGCTTGCTTGATGATTTTTCGCACAGCTGCATCATTATGGACAAGCTGACAAAGCCTGACGGCGAGGGCGGCTATGCT